TGAACGACAGGCCTACTGCCTTCTGGCCGTATGTCGTGAGTGTTGTAGAAGCTGCCGATTTTATCGCCGATGGTGACGCCGGTGCAGGTTGAGGCTCCGCAGGCGCTGCTGCCACTGGCTCAACTGCCGGTGGAATTTCTGCGGTCTGGACACAGGGGGTAACGTCGAAGTAATAAGCCTTGCCTGCTTCGAACTGTCCATACAGGCTTTCATTTGTGACCAACATGCTGAACTCTGCGGAAGGCGTTGCAGAAGCAAAGCTGTTATCTTCAGGAGTATCAGCAGCATCGTACTGAGTCCTGAAATCAACTTGCTCACCATACTTGGTGGCCGTGGCGCTGGTGTCGCTCATGCTTGGAGTAACACCGACGCAAATCAATTTAGCTCTCGTTTTCATTTATAAATAAACCGCTCCTTTGGCGGGGTTTTAAAAGATTAACTTTTGCTTACTTTCTCGAATTCCTCACGGTTAACGAGAAATAATACTGGCATTACCTTACCTAGTGCTATTGCGGCAACCATATCACCACCTATTCCCATGGAAACGATAGTGCCGGCGCTTACCTTTTTCGTTTCAACGCAGTCAACACCCATAATCAGGTTTTGCGTGCCGTTCGCTGTGTCTGCTGCGTTCATCTCCAACAGTGTTTGCAGATCATTCTTCTTTGCCATTATAGATGCCGGCCTCCTAACCGGGGTTTTACTGCTTTTTATACATCGCTTCCATATCCACGCTCATGGCCAGGTTATAGTCACGCTCTTCACTGGCATAGATCAGAACCTCGTAACATTTAGCTTTACGTGCACAATCAATGCTGTTCATGCCGCTGTTAGGGATATCAAAGACTTTGGTTTTTGCTATTGACTTTAGGAAGTTCACCCAGCCCCACTGCTTAAAATGCTCCTTCATAGCTTTGCCTTCCTTCTGGTCCGATTCATGGAATACAGAGAAGCTTTCCTCTATGTTCTTGTTGAGCTCTTCGAAGAAAGCCATCACGCTCATGGCCACACTCATAGGTAATTGAGCCATCAGGATAAAGCGATCGCTATCTTCGTCCACAAAGGCCTCATCATATGCCTCACCAGGCTGCCGTAAGAATATAGCGCAGATATACTGCAGCAGTTCCCACTTGCTTTGCTTGTCATGCGCTGCGGCTTGAGCTATTACTTTGCTGTCAATGAACTCTCCGAAGGTGATGGTACTGGATGGTGTAAGGTTGTCTTTCGGGATGCACCAGGAAGCGCCCAGAATATCAACAGGGAATTTCACCGGCGCCACATCTTCAAACAGATTTATTAGCCTTTCGTTATAGTAATGTAGCGCATCATCTATGCAGATGTGTCGCTGTACGGCTTTCAATGTAATACCGGTGAAGAATGCAAGAGCTGCGTATGCGCGGGCCACTTGATCGTTTGTAAGCTTGATGCTCTTTTTGGCACCGTCCGGCAGCTGGTGTATCTCGGCCAGTGCTTCATCATATTCCTTGCAGGAGTTGGTAAAGCGTATCCACTGCCCGAGCGTGATGTCACTGAGGCAGGACGGATATTTGCTTTCGATATCTTCAAGGACGGTACTCACTTACTTTTTCTTTCTTTTGTGGCGGTTCTTCATTGAGCGCATCGCCATGAGCAGCGGATTTCCTTCGCTACAAATAGAAGCTGTAGTTCCCATCTTTGTAGACCTTATGGTATTACCACGCATGTCAAAGGTTTTACCACTGATGGCCACCTTCGATGCTTTGCATTTTTCAACGACTTTATTACGATTGCTGATCATAGCCTAAGATGCCTTTATTGGTTACTACTTGTTAAGCTTTGCTTCTGCTTCGGCTAATAGCTTTGTCTCTTCCATCTGTGCTTCAACAGCCTCACGTATTGAGTCAAGGAAGAGAACATCGATCTCTGCGGTTTTGTAGCCTTCTACGCCTGCTTTCTTAGCGACCGCACGGATGACGTTTTCGGCGCCAGGCTGTGAACACCTCGCCATAAGCTCATCGTTAGTCAGTGTAGGGAATTCATTGTAGAGGTCATCACGCTGCTGGAAGAACTGTTCCCGCTCATTGTCTTTGGGCGTAAGATCTTTAGGAGTAACAAGCGGGCGTACTTCGATAGGCTTACCGAAGAAGTGAGTTACCGGACCATACTGCGGAACATTCTCAGCGGCTGTTAGCTGTCCGTTGTCACCCATCAGGATGGCCAGATAGTTGATTGCTTTTACCTGGTGGGCTTCTACTACTGTCTTGATTGAAAGCAGCTCTGCATCGTCCAATATGGCGTTAACGGCATCGTTGGCCTGCTTCATCACCTTTAAGGCTTTTGTAAGCTGTTTGGCATACGGATGTGTCATGTGGGAATTTTTATCAAATGTACTTAAAACAAGTAAAATATACTTAGAAAAATAATCTTGTTTTGTACATTTGATTTCGCATTCTCACACGAAAAAGGAGGTCATTATGAAATAGCTATCAGAACGACACGAAAGTTGGTTAAAAACTGCGCTTGGATTACGCGCAGTTTTTTTTATTCCTCCCAGCTGTCCCAGTCATCTGCACTGCTGCGGCCGACTACGCTCTTAGAGGTGCTCGTATCTGCTATTTTAAGGGCGCCAGACTTGTGTATGTGCATCATAACGGCATACCTGGTAGCATCCCATCCGTGGTTATGATCATCAACCGGTTCGTCGGTTGGATTTTTGAGGTCATCTAACGCCCAGCTGTATTCTTCCGCTTCGGTGATAAGATCCTGGCTGCTCTCAGTGGTATAGATATCCATGCTTTGCAACAGCTTGATGCCATTGAGAATGCTGTCCGGGCCTTTCACAGATGGTATGACCATATATCCCTTACGTCGTAGCGTAGCGATACTCTTGGGCTCAGCGCTATCCGCGTATATGCGCTTTTTCTTTTCTACGCCTACCTGCCGCATCTTAATGGCTAAGTCATCATCAGTGAGTCCTGGAGTATATATGAGCTGGTGACGGAACAACCGGCCGTTGTGATATTTCAATTCGACCAGCGCTACCGGATCACTGGAGTAACCAAAGTCGAGGCCATAGAAAGCAGGGTAGGGCAGAGATCGGAAAGTGTCGTAAGATATCGGGTAGCACTTTGTAAAGATGCGGCCTTTCTTACCCTCGGAGATCAGGCCTTCGACGTCACGGTAATAGAAGTCCTCATTGTAACCTGGGCTGTTCTTATCGCCATAGCTGCGATACTTGTTTATGGTCGACTGGTTGAGATTGTCGATGTTGTCCAGGTAGGTGGAGTGTATGGACAGCAGCTCGGGAATATCCTTTGGAACAGCTTTATACCATCCCTGCAGGGGCTTGCCGTCGTGACCCTTGATGCCGGGAGGGATAAGGTTATAGTTACGCTTGATCAGCCAGTGGTTTTTGGACGGTGGGTTGAACAGGCGTATGATCTGTATGTTATCCACTTTATCAGTACGGAGGGAGTCATCGAGTTTATTGAAATCCTCTTCCGATACTTCCTCGCACTCCTCTATGAGCACGTGCGTCATACCGGCCAGTGACTTCAGCTTTGCCGACTGGCTGCCGCTGGACTTCTTAAAGCCCTTGGATATTATCGCATTGCCGGTTGGCTTATACTTCACAGACATCAGCGACTCGTTGAAGGCAAAGTCTTTCATTTTGAGCCTGCCGGCCTCGACTTGCTTTTCTACACGGTCCTTGAAGTCCTGCCATAGTGATCCTCGGATATCTCCAAATATGGCGCGCAGAAAGCAGCCACGGAAGTAATCGGGCTTGGTGATGAGGAAAAGGAAATAGTCCGTACCAAAATGTGAGCCGCCGCGAGCACGACCACCCCAGTTGTCTATATACCTGGCTCTGGTAGTGAAGACAGGTTTAAACAGTACGTTGAATTCGAATTGCAGGTCGGTCATGAGGTTTTTGGCTTGGAGTAGTCCTTGAACACTACCTCACAGGTAATGTTCTGCTTTATTGGCTCGCCATCAACTCCTGACAACTGCATTTTACTCGGGGCATTGAAACCGAGCATATTGTTGAGCGCCTCGATAGCTCCGACCTTATTGTGCATCTTGATCTTCACCATGGCGGTCTTCTTGCCATCCACCTCCTTGGTTTCATGGTGGATCTCTGCGATTGCTGCCTTTACCTCTTCCGGCAGTTTCTTGAAGTCCTTAAGTGTTATCCAGGATGTACGGGTGTCAGCGATGTTGGTGAATGCCAGTTTTTTTAATTCGTTCGCGATCATGACGGCGCTGACGCCAATGGTTTCAGCGATATTTGCCTTCAAAGATTTGATGCGCTCTTGAATGTCAACTTTTGTTAATAAATTAGATGCGATTGTTCTCGCTGTTTTCTGGCTATAACCCGCTAAGGTTGCAGCTTTGGACCCACATCCACATTTAACATACTCAAGACAGAATTTTTCCTCTTTCACTGTCATAACACACCAAAAATACTTAAAATAAGTTATCTGGAATTGCAAAAAGTATTTTTATAATATGGGTGAAAAGGCGCGTCAATGCTGCATTCCTTTTTATTATTCAAAAAACTGATATCGGAAAGCCGCTACAGGTAAGCGTTTCAGAGAGAATTTGGAAAGTATTTAAAAACTGCGAACTTTATAATAAATCATTGAGCTGTCAAGCTCTCTTCAGCGCTCAGAATTAGTGGTATATGATCTCAGTAGATATTGGCGCACCTCTTCCGGTACTAGTTTATCGAAAAAACGGTCAAACCATCGTCCAACAAGGTGGTTCTGCTCTCAAACTCGGGCCTATTTCCTCACTTTGGCTCATTGACCGGTTATCGGAAAGTACTTCTGGTAAAATAGGACATTTTATATTTTACTTTATTTTAAAACGGTAGATCATCGAACTTTACACCGTACCATTCCTGTAGGGCATCCATTATGCCGCCGCCTTTACGGTTAATGGCCGCGGATATCTCGCCCCATCTTTTCATATCGGCTTTATCAAATCGCCTTCTGAACTCACGGAGGAAGTCAGGGAACTCCATTGGGCTGTACTTCTTGAGAATGTGGGCATATGCGAAGTTTGGTTCAACGCTGGGCGTATCATGGTGCACCAGTCCATTGATCACGTTCATTATACGGCCATCAACCTCCGCTGCTTCTACTGGCCGGTGGAATAGCTCACCGTTCAATACAAATCGCTTAAGCCAGTAGGTTCTTATCTGGTACACGCCATCACCATAACACGAACGGCATCTGCTGTCTGAGGTATACCAACCGGTACCGTTGCACGTCCAGCATGACTGCTTTATAATCTGCTTATCAAATCCGGCAGGAGCCGCGTATGCCAATAGCATCTGGTTCTTTACAGTGTAAAACTGCTGTTTGTAGGTCCAGTTTCTTGGAGCGTCATTACAGGCCTTGAACATATCGAAGTCACCTGCGGGTAAAGCCATTACAGGCTCAAAAAGTATATTCATTGTATGATATTCTTTAAATCGTTTTCAAAATCTTTATAGTTAAGCGTCGTGTACCGGTACACCTGCCATCCGAGCGACTGAGCGAGGTTGTACTTGGTTGCGTCCTTGGTGTAACCAGTGACCGTTGTATGTCGGCTTTTCTTGCTCATCAGGCCTTCGTACTCTATAGCAATCTTTCGATCGGGTAGTGCGATGTCGAAGCGGAACTTGCGGCCGGGAGCGAAGACGTATTCTGTTTCATAAGGTATACCGGCGGCATCCAGCAGGCGTATTATCTCCAGCAGCGGTTTCGGCTGCTTACATATTTTAGGCTGCTTTGCTGTACATATTTTACTGGCTTTTACTGTGTCGGCTTCCGTAAAGCCTCTGATTTTCCCATCAGCCTGCAGGCGCTCCAGATCTTTCTTGCCCCAGGTCATTAGTATGGTAAATTAGTGTCGTTCCAGATGAGTATTTGGCCGGAGAAAGGGAGCTTGTTGAACCAATCGTATAATTCACCAAGCCTTAACCCATCGTTTGCTGCAAGGGCATCCCAAAACCCAAAACCTTCATGTGTTTTACCATTAATGATAAACTTTCCGTGGTCAGGCATTTCAATATCCAGCACCCTCAACTTCACATCCGGCGCAATGACTATTTGCGGGCTATTGTACGGTTTACCAGACCAGACGCGCAGACTTGCCATATCCCCATCTTTCCAGCGTTTACCGGCGCGGATCGTGTGGTGTTTAGGCTTAAAATCATTTCTGAGAAAGCGGTAAACCTCATTATTTAATGATGCTTCATTCGCGGGTATAGCTGAGTTGCACTTATCAAATCCTATCGCAGTCCAAACCTTTTCAACAAAGTAAGTAGGTTCACCTTTGCGCGGGTGATACGCGGGAAACGTTCGTGATAACGTGATTACTTTTGCCATAAATCAAGCTGTTTTTTTATCTACCTGCTTCCAGGTACGGTTATCAATTTTTATCATTGTATGCTTTGATGCGTCGAACGGAACCAACTTTGTTTTATACAGTGCCGGGTCCTTTTTCGGTGGCTTACCGTGATTACTTGGGCCCGTAGCCGATGGCTTCCTGACCTTTGGTACCTTGACCTTCTTTTCTTTCACAACTGGCGCAGGCTTGCTTTTCTGTCGCGCAAGCCTTGTTGCGGCACGTGCTATCTTAACGCGATCCCGGCAGCCAATACCATTCGGGACAACCGGACCGGGTTTAAAGTATATCTTAAGGCCCCACGATCTGAACTGACGTAACCATGTGCGCAGGGTACCAGACGGTATGCCGATGTGATCAGCAACCTGCTTTACGGACATACTTTTACAATTGGAGTGTATAAATCCTATCCAGACTATGGAGCGGTGATCTCTGCATATGTGGTTACAAAAATTGAGGGTATGCTTCCGTAGTTTGGAAGGAGCCCGGTATAATGGCGCATCGCAGGTCGCGCAGATGGTATTATGCTGCATTGTCAACTATGTTTAATTGGAAATATTCTAATGTCTCTTGCGGATTTTCGATGAGCCTGTTGATTATTTCATTCACCACGCCGATGTATTCGGGCCGGAGCCTGGCGCACTGCCTCATTAGGTTGGGCAGGTTGTCTTGAAGAGCGTAAACCATAGTGTCATCAATGCCAAGTATCAGGTCAGCATCTTTGCTGAGGTATTTTGTCATTTCGGTTGAGACGAGCTTAGCCCCATTTCTCAGATAGCTATTATAACACCTAAATTCTTTTAGCTGATCCATCAACCCCAGGTAGTACTCGCTGGCAAGGATCACGGAAAGCATAACAAATCTTTCGTCGGCCAGTATATCTTCTTTTTTTACGATTATTGAGTTATTCATCTTCATCAAATTTTATGGTTAATGTGTAGGTTAAGCCCTTGATGTCATACATGAGCTTCCTCAGATCCTTCTTGGTTTTAAACTTCTGCTTGATCTTCCTGCCTTCCACTTCCAGAACAAGCTCGCCTGATCGGTATACGAAGTCTTTGAGGATTAATTCGTGCATGGCTGCCATTATTTCAGGTTAAGAATTTGCTTCACAGCCTCATCGAGGCTTAATCCTTGGCTCATAAGCCTTTTCACTTCCTCGTTATTAGTTGCCAGGAGCTTTTTCAACTTTTCCTGATACTGGTCAACTATCTCCTGCCTCTCCCGGTCTTCAAACTCCCTTTGCTCACTGCACATCGATTCAGTCAACGCCCGCATCTGCTCCATCGCCTTATTCCTTGTTTCGGCTACCTGTTCAAGTATCCATAGGGCCACCTTCCGGCTTTTACCTCTTAGCGGGTCTATTGACAATATTTGCTTTCTCCGTGGAGCTGGCTTAGCCTGGCCGTAATATTCCCCCCGGCCAGCAAGCGCCTCTCCGGAATACTCCTGAAGAAATTCCATAAAGACAGAAGGTGAAAAGTTCTTGTGGCTCCTGTATACTCCGGTTTTTATCCGGACTATGAAATGCTTCAGCTCCGCAAGTGAAAACCAGTAGCACTCCTGATAGGCAAGCTCAGCACACTCGAATATCTGATCCGCATTCCAATCAGCACCAATGAACTTCACAATGCTTGTAATCCCTGCTACGTACACATTCACACCTACCATCCTGCCGTCGTTATCTTTCCCTAGCTGCGACAATTGAGGAGTGTTATGGCTAAATATTTCAGGTAGCGAAGTACTAGCTGACACTTGAAGTGCCGCCCATGCGCCTTTCCAGTTCTCTTTCGATATCTGAGTATCTTTCCGGGTTGTTTCTTGCAGTTCTGTTGACATTTTGCGTTAAATTTTGGCCTGATAATGCGGCTTTGCCGTTTTTTGAATCTCCGATCATAAAATTTCTTGCGGTCGCAATCCAATCAATTTTCTTTGCATTTTTTGAATTTGACCAGTTTAGCACTGATTCATAGTAAAACTCAAGGTTGTAGATTTCGTATTTCGTGCCGATAAATTCGTTTTTGAATTTTTGCAGGTCGAAGAATTCTGAATCCCTGAAAAGAATTTCAAGTGGGCGTGTGCGTTTTTTTTCATCTCCTTTCTTCTCTTCTCCTTTACTCTCCTTTACTCTACTATACTCTCCTTTACTCTCCTCTAATGGTTGAAAATCGTTGACGATTGCTTGAGCAATCGTTGACGATTGCTTGGTATTTGTTTTAGCAATCGTTGACTTTTTCTTTACAGATGCATTCCCGCCTATCTTTCCGGCTTCCTTCCTCTTTGTTTTTAGCGTGTCGTAACGCTCCATTCTAACCAATAATGATGGGGAAAAGAAGTATCCATCATCTATTGTAAACAATGCAAAGTCTTCTATGATTGAACGTATTATTTCACTCCTCACTTCAAGTTCGTAGGCGATATCGTCGATATCAGCTATCGGCAATTTATAGCCAGTTTGCTCGCGTAAAATTTCTATTATAGCGAAGTATGCGCCGTAACCAATCATCTTGTATTTACGGCGGACCTTAACCAATTTAATGTCATTACGGGCGTTGGAATCGTGCGGGAAGTAGTAGCTATCTTTAGCCATAGTTATCTGTTTTTAATTTATTTTAACTTTTAGTCAGATACTTTGGCATCACGTTTGATTTTATAGGTTCAGTTGTATGTGATTACCGCAGTATCTCTTTGCTGTATTTCTTTTGAATCCCCTGGCGCCAACCGGGGGATTTGCTTTTATGCTTCGTTCTTATTAAAAATTGAATTCATTACCCTGTCGATAATCTCCTTTTGCACATTATCGGTAGCCCCCATCACAGCATTAGCGATAGAGCGCTTCTTCTCAATTATTTCATATATATCCTCGTCGATGGTATCCTTCCCGAGGAAATAGGCGCACTGCACGCTGTCTTTCTGGCCTATACGGTGGAACCTATCCTCGCACTGGTCACAGTCGGCGGCATGCCATGGAAGCTCCACAAAGGCGCATCGGCTGGCCGCGGTCAATGTTAACCCCACACCGGCCGCTTTGATCGAAAGGAGTATGATGTTACAGGCCGGATTATTCTGGAAGCTGTCAACAGCATTTTGCCTGTCTTCCTGGCTGTCGGCACCGGTGATCGTAAGCGCATTCGGATAATGATTCTTAAGCGCCTGGGCGATTTCCTTCTGATGAATGAAGACGCCAATCTTTTCACCGGAACCGATTATTTCGTCTATGTGTTCAATGATATCGTTTATTTTGCCGCGGGCGCTGATGTTCTTACATACTCCAATTTTAACCATGATTTCACCACGCATAGAACGAGCAACCTCTTCGTCAGTCTTCTGGCGGTAATCCGACAGGTAGGTAGACAAGTCGTGAAGTGCTTCCTGGTATTCCTTATTTGTGGAAATGTCACAGAGTACTATCTGGCGCATCTTATCCGGTAGCTCGGTAAGAACTTCCTTTTTTTGCCGTTGGTAGAAGCAGGTAGTCTGCAGCCTGTAATTAAGTTCCCGCAAGTTGGAAGAGCCCGAACCATTCCCGCCGCAATAACGATCCATGAAATACTTATACCCTCCAAAGTCAGCCAACCGGCCAATGATGTGAAGTTGAGCGACAAGATCCTTTGGTTTATTTACTACAGGCGTACCAGTAAGGCCCAGCACATACTCCTTACCCCGAGTAATACCCATGGTAAACTTCGATTGCTGGGTGCTACCATCCTTCAGGCGATGGAGCTCGTCAATGATCACCATATCGAAATGCTCAATTGATTGCTTGAATTCTATATGATTTAGCCGCAGCGGGACATCCTTCGGCTTATTTATCGCCTGAACAAAGTACTTTTTAAGGCTCTCATAGTTCGTGATAAACACACGTATGCCAGCAACTTTATGGAAGGTGGTCCAGGTATTCTTTACGCTATCGGAGAGGATAATAGATTTCCATCCGGCAAACTTTTCGAACTCCCGCTGCCAGTTTAACTTCAAAGAAGACGGACAGACCACAAGAATGCATTTACGCTGAGAGCCTACGGCCGTGCCTATAGCCTGAAGTGTTTTACCGAGGCCTGGCTGATCACCGACTATTACCCTCTTGTATTGCAGGTTATAGGCAATACCTCTTTTCTGATATGGGAAAGGAGTGGCAGCCAACGGAATTTCTACTGTCAGTTCTGGCATGGGTGCAATAACACCCACCTCTTCCGGGATGGCAGCAGTTGTATTTTCTTTGCCGTACCTCAAGAGTAGTCTTTCTACTTCCGTTTTCTGATCAAGTGGTAAAGTCCAGCACTTTTTAGGAGGCATCCACCTATTGCCGGGTATTTTCTTGATATCGGAAATAATCTTCGGGTTATAATCGAAGGTTACTTCAAAGTATTGTGGTGTTTGATAGACTTGCATTGATTTGTAGTATTTTATCGGCGGTTGTTTCTCCTAAATCGATTAGTATATATGTTCCATTTTCAGCTCTAGTGATCAGTTTCAGCTTCAGTAAGCGTAAGACTGTTCGTATGTGCATCGTCACCTGGTACAATGGCAATCCCTGGCGCATGCTAACTATACATAGTTGCTGGTGCCCGGATAAGGTCATGCTGCTTCCGTTTTAGAATCAGTTAAAGTGTCAAATAGTGTCGGAATATTCATCTTGTGCTCAGCAGCTTTCATGTGTACAGCGCCATCAAGGAAGTACGACGGGTTCAGCTCATGGCCGATACCGTACCGCCCAAGCAATACCGCACGCATTGGAACGGTCATAAGGCCGCCGAATGGGTCATAAACAATATCGCCCGGATTGCTCATTTGAGCTATCACCCTGTCGGCTATATCAAACTGCATCGGGCATATGTGCATTTCCTTACCCATGCTCCATTGTGTGCCGTTGAGGGTGAGCATCCTTGTTATATCTGTCCAGACATCATCAGACCAGCTTTGGGGTTGCAGGAGCATAAAGCCGGATGGTAGCTTTCCCATTACTTCAAGATCCTCGGCAATTTTGACGTGCTGCTCAAAGTTATATATCGCACCAAGGCTATGAGATTTGAAAGCCTGGAATATTTCCGAATGCTCCATTTGCGCCAGTTCTTCGGTGCTTAACAACCTGTCACCGCTTGATCTTGTATATCCATGAGCGTCTATCTGCCACCGACTACGGGAATAACCTGAATTGGGTACAATCGGAAGGTTGTAATCTTCTTTCTTATACGCCTGAGTGCTGCCATCCTTTTTGCGCTGTAACGGCTTTGCTTTAGTAACCGGTAGATCTGCATACGCATTGCTTGTATCTGAAGGTGGCTTCCTGAACAACAATAGATACTCAGGCATGCCTACTCCCATTTTGCTTCCGTCCTTGCATTGCTCCGTCCATCCTAGGCGGTATGTCTGGTTATTTTCCCTTACCACATCGGTTACAATGGTTTTCATACCCATGTAGGCAAAACCATGCTTTTCGTAGTGTAGTACAGCATCGATGTGCAAGTGGTCTACTGTCTGGAACCCAAGGCCTGTTAAACCAGATGGAGTGATCCTGTCTTTAACGTGTACGGCGAATATCCTGCCAGGCATCAGGCATTTATACAGGTTTGGTGTCAGGTAGTCCATCTGCCCCCAGAACTCCTTTTTGTTTTCGCTGTGCCCGAAATCAGCATAGTTTGGGGAATATTCGTACTGATTACCGAATGGGATAGATGTCAGGATCAGACCAACGCTATTTTCCTGCATTCTTGCAGATTCCAGCACATTGTCATTGTTGACGATGGTGTATTTGTCGCCCTTGATCTCTACCCGTTCAACACCGATTTTGCGGGTTAGCACATTGGCCATAGCGGATACCGATAAGCCGTATTTTTTTATTATCTCGGTCATTTTGGTTAATTGTTTAATGTGGTTTTGCCATTTGTTTTCGAGTTGTTTTCTTACTTGCCGTTCAGCTTCTGTGTAGATAAGATCTATCCTAACTTGCTTTGATTGCTGGAATCGGTAGATACGGTGTATGGATTGGATAAAATCATTGAACTTAAACCCTATGCCTAAGTAGATAGCCCAGCTGCAGTGATATTGAAAGTTACATCCGCTACCTGCCATGACTGCTTTAGCGGCCAGTTCTTTAAATTCCCCGTCCGAAAATCCGAGTATGGTTTTTTCTTTTGTTTCTTCATCTTGTGAACCTGTGAGGATTCTAACAGACGGCACAGCCTTTTTAATAGCGTCTCTTTCCTTGTCCTGATCGTGCCATATCAACCTGTGAGCGTCTACATCTTCATTTCTTATTTCAACCATTTTGGCAACCCTAGCATCCAAGCTTTCACGCTTTTCTTTTGCTGCACCTGATAGCCCAATAGCGTCATCCTTGAACATCTTAAAACGTCCCCTAAAGTCAACACCCGCATTTGAGTGATCGGACGGTATCTCATGCCACCTGATATCTAACGGCGGTAGTGAGTAGTCTTTATCATCTTCAATATTTCCGGTAAGATCAGATGGCTTACTAA